CGCAATGATGTGATGATCTCTCCGAAGCAGACCATAGGTGCTTTTGAATTAAATGAAACATTATTATTAAGGAGGGAATTTACTGGGGAAGTGAGCATCTGGTGATACTTATTTGAACCTGTCGATATGCCTTGAATTCTAACTATGTCATTTACCGCCTTATAATCCTTACGGACACAAGGCTCAACAAATCTATTACGGAAAAGGGAGGGGAGCTGGTTATAGGGTGTCCAATTTGGTCTTCTTGGACACTGATAGTCACAATCAGGACCTGCCGAAGCAAGTACATTGATCTCAATCATCGGATTTACAGATGAGGAAGCTACTTGCAGCTTGTTGAGTACGCGAACGTAGACAACACCACAAGCGTTATCAAGTGACCAAGCAGTGCCAGTCCAAGACAAGTTGGAAATGGTTTGTTTATAGGGGAGCTGTCCATTATAGGGTAAAATTAATGATATGTTAGGTGTTTCTGATATATCCCAAATGGCGCGAACACATTTAGTCACATCAAGAGTCGGGGGTATGGTTGTGGTTGAACTATTATCAAAAGTATTTGGTGCCCATATGATTTCGAGCCTGCCCGAATGAAAGAGAGTTTTTACGGCGCTAAAAGTGAGAACAACTGAGCCACGCCAAAAGAAGAAAAGAGATGCGAGAAAACTATATGGTGTGAGCTGAAAGACCTGCTTACTAGTGACCGTTGCTTGACGCATGAAATTATATGATTGGTTATACAGATACAAGTTTGTCTCTTCTGGTTGTGTGTTTGACCATTCAAATTTGTCAATATAAGTTGGACGCATGGCGATTGAACGGAAATTCATCTCGTCATGATCAGAAGCGAAGATGCCCTTCGCTGTGGGAGCGCTGTTAAACTTATATGCTGACATTGAATTCCCATGTGCGGTTCCATCCACTGATGCGAAATCAGGGGTGTTATCGATCACAATGTGTTGTTGGGTACCAGTATGTTGGGGTTTCGAAAATCCCAGCATTTGAGCAACACCAACAGCACCCTGAACCACAGCATTAATGGCGCCAACTACGGGTTTAGCCTCAGGCATGATTGCTCCTGCCACGGCAGCCGCCATAGAGACGCCCTGTCCTATCACTGACGCACCACTAGAAGTTTTTGCTTCAGCGGAGCGCACCTCGACGTACTTATTGGTGGGTAATGCAGTCTTATAAAACGTAGTGTAATGAGTTGGTGCTGAGCCAGCAGCATAACCTGTCGGCATGCGATGTTGTGGATGATCTAGATTGCCCCAAAGAGAAACGGTGACTGTGTTTCCCGATGGATCTTGGAGGGCATTAAAACATGCGACATTAATTTGCCATAAAATAGGATCTGCGTTAACTATATCATATTGGACATAAGGTCCGCAATGTGGTAGGTAGATATTCACAAGGTTGGCTGTCCCTTGCAAATCTAAGAAGGCATGTGGTAATTGAGTTACGGATATAGCGTTAGTCTGTTGGAGGAAAGCTCTATTGCCTATTGAATCTGGATAAGGCACAGCATATATGATTAATCGACCTGCCTGGAACTTTTGCGCATTCACCATCAGCGCAACATTCACTCCTGATCTTAGGAATGCCTGACCTGTCAATTTCTCATAAACGTTGTGGGAGTTATCCAATCCACCAGCAATAATAGCATTCGGAAAATTTGCAGAAATGAGATTTGGAACATATGAATTTGTGGGAAATTTTAAATCTGAAACTGCTGCTGTTGTGGTATTCCATTCTGCCCTAGCAACTACAACGTAGCGCTCAAGAAAGTTAGCAATGGTGTGCACCTTAAGGTCCTCCACAGTTGATCTAATAACTTGGAAATCTAAAGGAACAATTTTCTCCACTACCTGCTCTCTGGCCGCTGAATCTTTATTGAAGAACTTAGTTATCTCTTCCTCCGTCACTTCAGTTGTCACAGTTCCTGCTGCTGTCACTTCCGTTTCAGCGACAACAGAATCAGTCGTTTGGGGTGTTTCATCAGGGATATTTGATTCGGTGGTTGGCATCTCGCCAGTAGAGTCGTTTCCAATTAAGTCTGTTTGAGTTATTTCTGGTTGATCTGTCGCAATCCAATGTTACGCCAATGGGACGCGGATTAACGTCTAATGGGCGGGGATGTTTGAGGTTTGTTTGGAGGGCTGCTCCGAGCTGTTCTCTCCCTGAATAGGGCAGCTGCGCAATGGCTCAAAACTAGCCTTAAAATACCAATGCGCACACAGATGTCTTTAAAGAAAGTATATGCAATCTAGGATATCAAGTTTCCCTGATCTCCACAATCGCTGATACTCCAAGTAGCTGTGCCCTACTTGTAGATGTCGTTTAACTTTGTCGGAAAGTTTGGACATTATCCGATTATACTCGTCACTGAAGACCTTCTCCCCATGCTTTGACCATTCCCGCATAGCAACGCTAACATTAAGGGCCAAGCCTACATCCGGATTTCCTGTTTTGTGATACCAATTTAACATTTCGGTAATAGAGTCTGGTTCTAATGGACCCACATACCGCATGAGGCCTTCATCAAAACGAAATCCACGTTTCAAGAAAGTGACTTCTTGAAGGGTTCGGTAGTCGGAAAATGTGTTCTTATTCTCGTCGGTGTATATCATGCCAATCTTCTCAAATCCTCTCGCCATAATTTCCTGAGTAAATTCATCTTTCACTTGGTCGCCTACGGATATGACATTGTCATCTCCATAGGCGATCATGCTTATAGTCTCATTAAACTCCATCATTGAGCGATCAGTCTCGAGCATCCACACTATTCTGGTTGCCACTAGGTTGTAAATCGAATTAATCATCACTGTTAAAGGAACGCCTGAAGGTAGGCTCTTATTCCATTGGTATACCTTCCCCTCACATATGTGAAATGAAGATACGACATCCTCGAATAGAACATCCCGAATGAGACGATTCTGCTCTCCGTCATTATACAGTTCTTGAAAAATCCAATTACAACTACGCAATATTTCAGCATTAAGTGAACCATCATAGTTGGAAAAGTCACCGGCAACGATGTTTTGCCCTTTCCCCTCAAGCCTTCGGGCTAAACGATCCCACATGATTGAATGGGGATTTATTCCGACCGCAATACCATTAAAGACGTGGTTATGCATCAAGAAGGCCATCATCGGGAGATAGAATTGTCGAATCATTATGACCAGGTCCATTGGGGCTGCAGAGAAAAGTCTGGTCTTACCTTGCTCCACTTTTGCTTTCGGACGCTTCTCGTCCTTCAGCGTATCAATGTAGATGTTCATTGAACGCTCACCTCTCGACGCTTTAACGAGTTTGGTCAGAACTCTCTTTTTAAGACCTTGCATCTCTGGACTTTCCAACCGAAAGTCACCGTCTATTCCCATCCAATGAGATTTCCCTGGTTCTTGTGGGGACTTCTCAAAGACGAATGGATATCCGGGACTACTGGATCGTGTAATTGATCCCATGTACTCGTCTCCATCAATTCCTGTCACTGCTTCTTCGAAGGTTAATACTTTCTGATAGTCCTGTAACTTGATATTTTCATGGTGTGACACTTTCAGCTGTCCTAACACATCACTCGCCGCTACATGCACAAGTTCATCCCACACAGCCAAAGATGGAAGTCCGATTTTCTCCATAGATTTCTCTAGGGGGTCTATCCTTGTTCCATCCTCTGCCGTAAAGGGACGCAAATGCGCAGGCGCTTTCTTTGATTCGTAGATTTGCTCATACACTTCCGTCTTTTGAAGTTGGGTCTTAGTCGCAGCTGGCACAGCCGGAGCAGTGCCCAAAGGTACGAAATTCTCTACATTGTGCAGATGGCATGCTTCAAAGAACTCTTCCTTAATAGTATCGTCTGGTGTCCACGATATTTGATCTTGTGATGAGAATTTCTTACATATCGCTTCTAAATCCTCCTTGGCTACAGCTGCAAACACGGTCATATCTGACGCTCCCGCAACAAGAACTCCACACAATTTCCCTGCCAACATCTTATTGTCAGCAACAAGAACATTTCCACAATCGCCCTTAACAGCGGCATAGGTATTCACAATATAGTTTTCACGGTACCAGAATATCTCTCCACCGCCTTCAGGCTTTCGGGGAACATCCTCAGACCAACATGTGCCTTCAATTTGACGATGTATGTCAAAGAACCCTCCATCAGATGACGGACGATAATTGAAAACTACGTTGGATCCGGAGATCTTATGGAGATCCTTGCGAGATACGAAATTTCCGACACAGTTCTTAAAAGACGGTACATTCTTTCCGGCCGAAAACACACATAAATCTTTCTTACCATATGGGGAAGACACTTGGATGGACGTGTCTCTCATATTCTTATATAGGAACTCAACTCCTGTCTTATTTGTCTCATTTCTAAGACGCATAATAGTAGTATCCTCAAACTTCTTCTCCCTACAATACTCATGGTAATGTTGGGGCATCAGAACGAGGTGTCCCTTTAGTCCAAATACGGAACCCATTGTCTTAAAGCCCAAATTGGTTTTATATTCGAGCCAATACGTGTTAGAAAGAGCTTTACGTGCCAGTTCGTTGGTAGATTGCACAGCACAAGGCACCACCTCTGTTAACACTATTTTCTCCACCTGATTCAGGGGTTTTGTGGTCCCCTCAATCCTAAAGATTATAGTGTCTCCAGTGGTATGTGCTTTAACCTTGTGGAACTGGTAAACATTCCCACCATAGATGTACGTCTTGTCACAACGATCTGGATCTTCTAGGACGTCACGAAGTGTCATATCTTCAACTTCTGATGTTATTCCACGTATCTTAACGAATTTCTTCCGCCCTCGATCTTTGCGGCTTTTTGAGTGTCCACATGCTTCAACTTTCTTCTTATCTTTCATAAGAATACCTTCATCCAATAAATGTTCACCACAAACACGGTAAATCCGATTCGTGAAAAGCTTAGTTCCATCATTATCAAAGAACTCCTGAACTGTTCCGTCCTCATTTCTGAAGACGACCTGACCATCTTGGCCCCAACCATAGTTCTTATACTTTGTCCCTGTTGATCTAATACTTTTATTAAGTGCATCTATCCGCTTTCCGGTCTTCTCAATTTTCTTCTGCTGCCACATAGTCAATAAAGCCCACATAGGTCCTAGGAGGCACAATACACCTATTCCAATTCCAAAGACCATAAAAGCTGGGTCAGCATCATAGGCCTTTTTAACTGCATTCCACCATGTTGTCATTGTGGATCGAATAGAATATATAGCCTGGAGTGATTTAAAGCGAGCGTACTCAAATGCGTTACTTGTCACTAATTGTGGTTGTGAAATGGCGTCACCTGACTTATTGGTGATCTGAAAGAAAGCTGCTCCTCTTTGTCCTTCAACAAAGGGGATATCCTCCTGACCATATTCACGTGGCATTGTTGGATTATTAACCTGCCAGAAGAGAGGCTCTGTTATCTTACTCCAGATATCTTTTATACCTCGGGGATCCACGAATGAATCGCGAGCGTATTGGCGTAGAAAATCATTCGCGCCAACGAAATCTGCCTTTCTCTTCCTGCACTCCCCTATCACGCGGCGGCGCAATTCAGGGAAGTCTATCCGATCTCCAACAAGACCGTGTCCATTATTACCCAGTTTGAATTCCTGGAACTCGTAAATGTCCATGTTGAATACATGTCCACCCTCAGCACGAGCCTTCCTGAGGTCAATTTTCTCGGTGATGGTACCGTTTTCCACTACACGGTACTCTTGTTTCACAAACACTCGGTAGGATAAATCTAACCGATTATATATGGCTTCATTTGATGTTATAGACTGGAACTTCATACTCGTATCATTAGATGTAAATATCATTCCCTTGCCAACGAATGTTGTATTGGCTTTATCCTTCAAGTCTGCCATATGTAGATTCATGGGGAAATTATTCACAGTGTGAATGATTTCTGTTAACTCCTCATTTGGTGTTGAAGCGGAGTCACGGGCTTGGAAGGCATCGTCATAAATGACGACATGGTGGTTTCCATTGTACCCGTCCCAGAATTCCTGTTTTGTGTTCCGAGAATAGAAGAATTTGGTGAAAGCATCAGGATCTTTTTCCAACATTTCAGATGTTAAATAGCCAAATTCACGCAACATGTCGATTCCTAGTGGATAAGTGAGAGCGGTTTTTCCCACTGATGAGTCTCCCACTAAGAAGAGTGTCACTGGTCGCATACGATAGGCATTTCCAAGTACATTAGACTTGTACACTTCCTGCATGATCTGATTCACTGAATAGCGCAATTCCTTGAGCGAATTTAAAGCTGCGTGGGGGATCTCATTCCCACTCTTAATAATGTCCATATATTCTGCGAATATCCTGGAACATCTAATTGCTTTCTCTTCGTCAGTACTGATCGCTTTAAAGTAAACAGGTGCCATAATAGCCTCGATCGATTTGCAAAAGTCCTCAACTTTTTGCGATGTCGTCATCTTTCGGGCTGCCATATCGGGGTGAAATCTCTTTATATAGCGTGTTTTTACCCAGTTAAACGCTTTGCTGACATACTCAGTCAGTCTTTCAAATCCAGCCACAGCTCTCGGGATCGCATCGAACTTCCTATAGAGCTTCATCCAACTAGCATCGTCTGGCATCCCTTTCAGGAATAACAATGCGGCTAGACCAGCGACAACTGTCCCGATGATAGGAATATCAAGTTCACAAAGGGTCTCTGAGATCTCTCCCAGCCCCTTGGGTTCCACATACTCTTCTCTTCTAGACGTTGCTTTGTCTACCAGTTGCTCGATATCTATCTTCGAAATTTGAGGCCAAATTAGATAGGCTGCTGCCACTAACGCTGATATTATTGCGGTTTTTGTCCATCCTAATTTCAGAAGGGACACCACCAGAAGGCCACATGCGATGCATGCAACTATTTTAGGAGTCCATTCTTTAATCATGTCAGTCATGGTCATTGATGCGTGTCCAATCATTGTGTGTCCCATACCGATATTAGCCAAGGATGGTGACATTTCCTCAGTAAATCTATCCACTGTTGATGTCAATTTTCTAAGAACATGCACAATGTCTTCAAACTTCTCGTCACTCAACACGTTAAACATCCCGCAAGTTTCAACAAACTTGAGTTCCTTTGCTTTACGTGCCTCATTTCGAGAGATTTTAAGATTCTTGTGAGCAATACGATCCACATCAGCACAGCGCGGCCTTGGTGCGTTACATCGGCGCGTGCGTGCTGCATCTTTCTTCGCTTGCAGATCCTTAATCCATGTGGGTTTCAGTCCAGTATAATAGTCAGCTCCAGCTGATTTTGGAGTTACGAAATTCATCGCTTTCATAACTTGGCGGAGTCTTGTATCATAAGCAGATTCTCGATATTCAAAGTCCTTAATCAGTGCAATGACATGTTGGGTTTCCCTCTTCTTACATCCTTTGCAAACACCCAAATCATCCAAGAACCAATAAAGTTCTCCAGGAAACTCATGTCCATTGTAGTCGGCAATCGTTTGCAATCGTCCCTGATGCCAGGAACAAGTGCATGGGTCATAGAAAAAGGTTTGATGTTCATTCCTCTCGTCAAATCGGGGTGGTTTCGTTTCCATGGTCGTGAATCGCGTCTCCATTGTGAAATAGAGGTCAGAGTTCGGTATTGGGATCTGCGTCGTAAAACACATTGCCCAAAATCCAGTTTCCAATAGGTACCAATCAAATCCACATCTAAGTGAACGCTCCGAGTTCACCGATTCATAAGAAATTTCGATCTTAAAGTCAGATAAAAGATCGACTGACTTATAAAGTGAATGACTGCAACTAGTTATTCGTGGATTCAACCCGGCTGGGAAGTTCTGTCCTATAGATGCAAAGTTCACCCAAGTTACTCTTCTCTCCCCGAGATATGTAGAGCTTGGTGAATCGGTAGCAACGTTCATACAGAAGTCAATCAGTAGAGGGGCGTCCACAAAAGTAGTTGCAAAGTGATGAATGGCTCCATCACGGAAATTGGATTGTCCGATATCCTGAGCAAAGTCTTCAACATTGTTCGTAAACGTGTTAGCATCCATATACAAAGGTTCCCAAAGAAGTTCTTCATCTGATGCAAACACGGTGGGAACGACATCCACCGTGAACTGAACATCAGTTAGGGAATCATAGAATGAGTTGACGTAATCCCTGTCTACGGGGTCAACATATTCATAATCGTGATAGCGGGTGATAACTGAAGTAGTCATTTTAAATTCTTCTAGGAGTGGTCGGTAACCTGTTATCTCCTTAATCGGTCTGTCTCCGAATAAAAGAATTAAAATAATTAAAATAAAGTAAAATAAATAAA